ACCCAAGATACAGTCCCTGTGTTTGTTGAATCTGCTGTAAAAAATGCTTGAAAAGTTATTGTGCCTTCATTCCATGATTTAGGAAAAGCAACAGCAAACTGAGCATTCTCATCAGAATCTTTGTCAAAATCTAAAGTTTTAATTTCAGGTCCATTTGATAATTCTACTTGTGCTAAATCTGCACAACCATTTGTAGTGTTAGGATACATAGCAACTGCTGGAACCCAAATGGATTCTTTACCAGCAATTTTAATAGCTGCTGTGTTGTCTCCACCATCAACTGCTTGTGCTACTCCAGTTCCGTTTGGTGCGATAACAATGTTTCCATTTGCACCATCAGTAATTGTAATCGTACCTGAATTAGTTCCTGAGTTTGTGTCTAATACTAAATCATAAGCACCACTTGTGGTAAGTGTTGCTGATGCTGCACCTGTTCCAAATACTGTTTCACCAGTTCCTTTTGGTTTAATAGCTATGTCAATGTTTGAATCATCACCTGTTGCAGATAATGTTGGATCATTTCCCGTTGCAGCGTTAGCGATTGTAAATTCATTTACCGCAGAACTAGTAGCTGTAAGCAGAGCTAGTTGATTTCCATTAGTATCTAAAATTGAAGTTCCAATTTTAGGTGAAGTTAAAGTTTTATTTGTTAAAGTTTGTGTTCCAGTAAGTGTTACATCACCCATTCCAATGTCAATAATATCTGGGTTTGTGCCATCATTAGCTGATGCAAATACTATTTTAGTTCCTTTGTCTGTAGTTGCAAAAGTGAATGAATCTCCAGATCCAGAAACATATTTAAATTGTACTGTGTATGCACCAGAAGTTGAATTTTTTAAAAAATAAAAAGTTTGAACATCTAAAGGTATGGTTACAACCTGATTACCTGTAATTGTTCCTGTAAATTCTATCATTCTGTGTGCAAGAGTTGCACCAGTTGATCCGTCTGAAACCGATAAAGTTGTTGTTTGTGCACCACCAGCGATTGATTGCTGAGTAAATCCACCTGATATTTGTTCGATAAGTTGTAAATTTGTATTAGTTTTAGTACCCCATGTTCCGGCGTTTTCACCAGTTGCTTGAAGTTCTACTCCTAGTCCCGTATATGTTGATGCCATTTTTTATCTCCTATGCAGCGTCACTATAACTTGTATTTGATCCAGTTGCAACATCTGTATACGAAGAATTTGAACCTGTGTCAACATCAGAATATGCTTGAATTCCAAAGCCAGAAGCAGTTCCAAAAGCAGCTACAGAAGAGGTTATTGATTGACCTGATAATCCTATAGACTCATCAGCTATTGTTACAGATCCTACAGAGCCTGTAAATGAAACTCCTGTTAATCCTACTACCATTGGAATAGGATCTATATCGCCAACACTTGCTGTTGCTGAAACTCCTGTTGGTGTAATTATTTCTACAGAACCAGTTGTTATAGAACCAACACTTGCTGTTGCTGAAACTCCTGTTAATCCTACTACGTCAGCTGGTGCTAATGATCCAACAGCGGGTGTTATTGCTTGACCTGTTAATCCAACAATTTCTTGTACTGTTGTTAAACTACCAACGGCAGAAGTTATTGCTTGTCCTGAAATTTGTTCTGGAATATCAAACTGACTTGGTACAGCAGATGTTATTTCTTGACCTGTTAATCCTACCACATCAGCAGGGGTTATTGTATATGTTCCCCACGCTTGATCTTGTCCCCAAGCACCATCATTCCAACGACTACCTGTTCCAACAAAAGATTGTATTGCATCAGGTGCTGTTAATTCAAAAGTAAATCCTGATTGACCCCAGTTTTCTTCTCCCCATTCATCTTGTCCCCAACCTTTATTTATTTCTGTTGACACTGAAACTGAACCTGACGCTGACGTCATTCCTAAACCACTAGGTTTTACAACAGGATCAAAACTTTCACCCCAAGGTTCTTCACCCCATAAATCTCTACCCCAACCTTGTTGAGCAGATGCTACCGGTGTTCCAAGAGATGCAGTTATACTTAAACCGGTTAACGAAACTAATTCATCATTTGCTTGTCCCCATGAACCACCTGTATCCCACGCTTCAGCTCCCCAACCTGTTGTAATTTCTGCGTTTGTTCCCCAACGATTAGTGCTCCAACCTAATGCTCCCCAAGTGTCTGCTGCTGGAGTGTTTGCTTGTCCACCCATTCCTGAGTGAACAGTGCAATAATAATATAAAGTTGGAGCGTCGGTGGCTACTTCTATTTGAGTATAGGCCCCTGATTGACCTGGTGTGCCACTGGTTGTTACACCTGTGGTATACTGACTACCACTATTATGTGTGCCATCGCTCGTTGTTGAAAATCTTAATGGGTGACCAGAGTTAGAACTATCTGATTGATCTAATTTATAAGTTCCACTTTCAAATAAATTAAGTGTATCTTGTTGAACACCATCAATAAAATATTTATTGCCTGAACCGGTGCTAACCACCGTTACTGTATAAGTTCTAGTAACGGACATCCGTCGTTACTCCTTACGCTAATCTTATAATGGCGTTAGTAGCGTCTGCTGTTGGGAATTGAATTGTAAAAGTTCCACTTGAAACAGTTTTATCACCGCCAAATGCAACAACCACACATGCAGGGTCACCTGATGCAGAGTCATTGTATATTAATGCGCCATTTGCTGTGAATGAAGCATCTGTGAAACTAACATCAGAAAAATCACATACAGCTGTTGTGCTAGATGCAACAGGAGTCACACTTGTAAGTGTTGCTCCACCTGAAGTATATGCAGTTCCAGATGAATTTGTAATTTCATTAGAAGATGAAAAAGCTGTTGTTGAAGCCCCTAAAGTTGCGGAACTAGTATATAAAGCTATCTTAAAAGTATTACCAGTTGTAGCTGTGAAATCATGAACTCCTTTTAAAAGTTCTACTTTAAAACTTGTGCAAACTGCAGATGTTATTGCCATAATTTATCTCCTACGGGTTTGCTGATGTGACCGGTATACGAACAGCGCCATCGGTGTAGTCGTCTCTTCGTCTTCTACCAACTTGCTCATTAGCAAACTTTTGTACCTCTTGTTTATATTTATTTTCATATAAAGTCAACATATCTATCGGACCTTTTAAAAATCCATATGCCTCTGATAGACAGCAGTATAATAGGCCATTTGGAAAGTTAAGACTAATATAATTAGTATCATTATTCTCTAATAATACAGGCATTGCGTTATAATGCACTCTAAATTTGTAAGTTGTATCTGGCACAGGGGCAAACATCATTCTACCAGATGTGGTGTCTGATTCACCTGTAGCACCACCAAACATAGCATAATACTTAGGTTGACCTCTCTTTGCAGACTCTGTTGATGAAATATACTCTTGTAAATAAGTAACATCTTTTTTTTCTAGCCAAACATTTGCACCAGTTACAGCTGATGTTGAATCATAAACTTGTATACCTCTAATAAATACTGCACCTGCTGGAGCGTTAATAGATTCTTGACCTGTAACTAAATTACCTGTTTGTTGTTTTCTATCTGCATCGATAGGCACATCTCTAAATATTCTATACTGAGCATTAAGGATTATATTTTCTAAAACAGAATCTGATAAAACATTTGAATCTGTTTCCGTATAACTTCTAATCTGTGTTTTTAATCCTGATGCACTTAATCCAGCCATTATTTTCCTTTATGTTTTTTGTTTATTTTTTCTAATTTATGTTTGTAAATGGGTATTTCAGGTTCTGGTACATGTAACATTAATTCTTCATGTGGGTCCATTTCTTCTGGACATACACATTGTTTAATGTGAAATATTTTACAAATCCATTTTTTAATAAATTTAATCATGCGCTTAGTGTGACTGGTCCTACTGAACAACCAATCCCTCCTCCTTTTACTCCACCAATTGTAGCAGTATTTGTGTCAACTGTAAAAAAGAAAAAATTAGCAATTGCATAATCCGTGCTAACTCTAGCACCATCTTTATATATACCTGTTGTTATCGCGTATCCTGTTGATTTAGTGATATTAGATCCTGCTATTCCATCAAAATTAGGAATGCTTGCATATGCAAATACCGGATTTGTTGCAGTGCCTGTTCCTGGTGATGTTGTTGGTGCTCCTCTAAATCTGTATGTTGTGCCATTAGTTAAACCATGCCCTGGAGCTGTTACGTTTATTATTCCTGAACCTGATGAAAGAGTTTCAAAAGCATCTTCTGGCAGAGAGTATGAGACATCGTTTTCTGTTCTTCCTGGTCTAACATGTCTTAACGATATTGCATCGCCATTCATTGGTTTTGGTTCTAATTGTGGTTGTTTTGGTTCAAATTCAGAAACATGAACAAGAGAACCATTCCATTCCCTAACCATTTCTTTATATGGAAACTCCATACCAGATCTATCTGATATTGCTTTTGCGTATTTACCTGTTGCATACTTTGCCATTATGTTCCTGGATAATAAGCTTTAGGCGTAATGTATGTGCTTGAAGCTGATCCATCCTCCGCTAGTGCTCTAGCTAGTTCATCTTCATAATATAATTTCATTTGTTGAACTAACTGTGGTTGATATTTTTGAGCTAGATAAAATGCTAATCCTGATACCATACAAGGAACAAATCTAAATGGAACATCTGTTGCATTTGTATAATCGCCAATATCTTGTATTCTTTTTATGTAATAGAAATGCATATCTTTAGATGCATTTGTAGAGTCAGGTGTTGGATAAACGTGCACTCTAACTTTATCAATAAATCTTTCTACCCAATATTGATTAGGTGTACCTTTAGATAATTTGTTTGAAAAACCTGCATAAGTAGATCTATCTACCTTTGTCATAGGTGAATCAGATTGTGTTGTTTGAGTTCTATTTGATCTTAATTGTGCTTCAAGAACATCGGATATTCCATATACACCATTTGGTGTTGAAGTAGCACTCGTGCCATCACCACTAGCTCTAAAAAAATCATACTCAGCTTGGCCTTCTATTAAATCTAAATCAAGTTCATCTATTTCCCAATAATGAATACCTCTGTTACCCCATTCTTGAAATAAGATATTAAGAGATCGCCTTGCAGATTTAAGTTGATAACCTGCTACAGAATTTAATCCTATACGCTCAAAAGCATCCTCTATTATCTCCTCAATAGAAAAAGTTTTATCGAACGTATGTGTTCCCGAAGTAGTATTAGCCATTTAAACTCCTACGATTCGTAAACTTTAATCCATTCACAAACGATTGTACCTGTATCTCCTGCGGAGCAAGCTGGTAAAACGACATTTACATCACCAGTAAATCCACTAGCTTCTGTGTTTTTCAAACCACCAAAGTCGCTATAATCAAATTCCATTTCACCTGCTAATGTTTGAAATACAACATCTGATGTTGCATCCCATTGCATTCTAATTGCATCAACTGGTGCTGTAACTGAAACATTATATTTAACTTTATTTAGTCTTACAGTTTTGCAAGTTTTACCGTTGTTTGAATTTAATCCAGAAACATCAACTATTTTAGTTGTGCTTCCCTCTCCATCACCCGAAACCACATTGTAGTGAGTGATAAGTTTTTTTGCTCCGTCAAATACAGTTGTATTTAATACTGTGTCTGCTGCCATGTTTTGTCCTCCTTTTAAAGAGCGCCTGCATTACCAGGCGCCCCGAGTTAATTATTTATTATGACGCAAATGCAAATGCACCAGTAGTTTGAGTTGTTTCTCTCGCTAATGATGACGCAATGTGCCATGTACCTTTTTCATAACAAATGAAAGCAATCTGTCCACCAATAGTCAGCAAGTTAGTTGCTGCGTTTGCTGGTGTGAAAACTAATTGTGTTTCACCTGCGGCTGAAGTATCAAAAGTAGCTTCACTTGAAGCTCTTGATTCAATTACTGAACCAGTTGCCCAAACATCTGACCCTGCTGCGTCAAAAGTTAGAGTGTTAGTTCCACCAGTTGTGTCAACTGCTTGACAATAAACTACTACTGTGCCTTGCGTTGCTGCAGGTAAAGTACAAGTTGCAGCTGCTGCACCTGTGTAGTTTATTACAGAAATAGTGTCTGCCGCTAGTGTAATACTAGTAGCTGTTGCCACATCTGATACTGATAAACCAGTTAAGTCAGGCATACCTGAACTCATTCTAGTTGTTACTGCTCCAGTAGACGTATTTTTAGTCGCTACTTGGAAACCTTTTTCGGAACGTACCGGTCCGTTAAACGTTGTTGAAGCCATAATTATATCCTCCTAGTTTCTGAACATAGTCTCTAGGCCGTCGACTATACGCGTCTATGTTCGTTTTATAATTGTATAGTAACAAAACTATACACTACATTTAAGTAGAGCGCAAGAGAGCCTGTAATGTGGATTGGATTTTTCCAACGATGTAGCTTTTTACTAAGTAGCTACAGAAACTTGAGG